GTTACAAGGAGTGCTGTATTAGCAATACCATGAACTTGGGTTGTGTCTGCAGTGTGTGTCCCAAGTGAATCAGAAATTGATTCATTAACTGAAGACAAGGTTGCAAGTTGTGCTGTATCTGCAATTCCGTGAATTCCTGTTGTATCTGTTGCGTGATTGCTCAGATTTGTTGCTATTGTTGTTAAAAATGCTGGGTCATCTCCAATGGATGCTGCTAGTTCATTAAGAGTATTTAGAAGATCTGGGGCACCATCAATAATGGCTGCTAATTCTGCTGCGTTAGCAAAATATGTTAGAGCAGTCCATGCTGAGGACCCGTTACCCATTTTGAATTTACTTGTGTCGGTTTCAAAACCGATCTCACCTGCTGCTAATACTGGATTGGCAGCCGTCCATTGGGCTGCAGTACCTCTGCGCTGTTGCATTCTTGTTGCCATTTATATCTCCTTATGGGGTCTGCCCATGAACTAGTCTTATTATAACATCAATTTTTTAATTAAAGTTATCTACTACACTACCGCCATCGAATACAACTGTCCACTCTGTTGTAGAGGGGCCACCTGCATCCAAACCTATGCCCAATGGGCTATTAAACGATCCGCCTTCATAAAACTGAGATACTATGAAACCAGTTCCATCAATTGCGGTATCGTGAATATGTTGTGGTAAATTATTTGTATCATCAATAGTAGCCTGGGTATACCATGCTCCATCATAATAAAAATTTACTCTGTTTGTTGTGGTGTCTAACCACTGCTTACCATTAGTTGGTGAAGAAGGAGCAGTTGATGATACAGTCATTCCTGTTAAAGAATCTACATAAGCCTTAGTAGCGACATGTGTAGCCTCTGTTGGGGCTGCGACTGATAAAGTCCCTCCAAAACTACCAGATCCTGCGACCTGAAGTCCATTCTTGACTTTAAAGTCCTTATTGACTGTTGCCATTTACTACTCCTTCTTCCAACTATTTATTTTTTTATTACTTAATAAGTGTTCCGACAACGCCTACTACTGAGGTGTTGTTGGCTGTTGTAACACGAAGACGAACATCGTTGCCAGAAACATCTGCTGAAACTGATCCAAGAGAACCATTTGTTCCAACCATTGCGTATTCTGTGATAGCGACATTGTCTGAAGTGTCAAGTGTTAGGATAACCTTTGAAACCTCTGTGTGAGATCCATTGGCAATCTTAACCAAGAATTCAGCAGAGCGATATGAAGCCTTGGCCCATGACACTGCTGTGTTTGTGCTTGCAGTTGCAACAGATGCTTCTGCTGCTACCTGCTTTGCTATAGAGGCAATCTCTACTGCAGGAAAGTCTGGAGTTACTGCCTCAAGAGCAGTCACTGCACGAGCATTTGTGAAGTAAAGGTTTGTTCCTTCTACAAGGTCTGTAGTTGAAGAATCTGCAACACCGTTTTCTGCGGTAATTGTTAGATTATCTGATCCATCCTTGGTAATTGTAATGTTTGTCTTTGTTGCATTTGCAAGAAGCGTTGCTGCTTCTGCCTTTGCACGAGCAGCAGTGTAATAAAGTCTTGAACCTTCTGCAACATCGTCTGTATCAAGTGCTGCAATTGTTCCGTTAATTGCTGAAGAAAGTCCATCTGCATATGTCTTAGCATCTGCCTCTGCTTGGTCAGCGTATGCTTCATAAGCAGTTGTAATTAATCCTTCACGAGTATCTGTGTATGCCTTAGCGTCTGTTTCTGCTGTATCAACATACTGCTTTGTTGCTGCACCAAGGTTTGCTGATGGATCTGCTGAAAGGACAAGAAGTCCAGTCATTGTATCGCCAGCCTTTGAAACCTTTGTTCCTACTGATGTAGCAAGATCTGTTGCATAGTTTGGATTGTCTCCAATTGCTGCTGCCAACTCATTGAGTGTATCAAGAAGTGCTGGGGCAGAATCTACAAGATCTGCAACTTTACCATCTGTGTAAGCGTTTGCAGTTGTTACTGCGTCTGCCTCTGCAGTGTTAGCATATGTTTGGTATGCAGTTGTAATTGCTGTTTCACGAGCATCTGTGTATGCCTTAGCATCTACTTCTGCTTGATCTGCATAATCTTCTGCATCTGCTAGTGCTGCATTAGCCTTAGTTGTTGCATCTGCTGCTGCTGCGTCAATTGCTTCGCCTTTTGCTGTAGCAACTTCTGCATCTGTTGCAAAAGATCCATTTAGAGTTGTAGAAATTTGAACATTTTGTGAACCATTGAACATAACTTCACCAGTTACGTTACCAGTAAGTTCAATTTTTCTTGAAGTCTCAAGAGTTGTTGCTGTTGAAGCGTTACCAGTTACAGCACCAGTTAGGTTTGCTGTAATTGTTCCTGCTGCAAAGTTGCCTGAAGCATCACGCTTTACGACTTTGTTTGCTTCGTTTGCTGAAGTGGCTGTGCCACCAATAAGACCAACGATATAATCTTGGTCATCTTGCTTTTTGGTAAGAATGTCGTGATTGTTTACTGTTGCTGTTGAACCTTCGACAATGAGACCATTCTTTACTTTAAAGTCTTTTACTACTGTTGCCATTTTGTTATCTCCTTAGTTATGCCTTAAGTCCAATTCGTGCGTAACGAACTGTGACTGGCTTGATCGCAGGATCTGGAGTGACTGTTAAAGCCACGGTATTTCCAGTGCGAGAGACGCTTATGGTGCCAATATTCCCATTGTTGTCTATTGTTCCATATTCGGAGACATTCACATTTGAACCGTCTACAAGTATGGTCAATTCTGTTGCGTAGTACTTGTTATCTCCTGCTGTTGTTTTAGCAATGGAGACAATATATTTGATCATTCTAAATTCAGTTGCATCAAAGTTATCGATGACTGTAGCATTTTCAATTCCTGTTATTGTGTTTTCATTATTGCCTGCTGTAGCCAAGTCTGTTGAACGAGCAGAGGCAGAGTCAATTAAATCCTCGTAATCCTCTTGTGTGGGACGATCCCCAGTTTGATACTTGGTCTTTAGGTTTGCAATTGATATTTTCGCCATGTGGTAATTATAACACCCCTTTTAATAATACTATTAAAGAATATAGTTGCTGTAACCAATAACCTGTAGCGGAATTGGCGGGGGATTAGTTTTAGAGTATCCAAACACACTTACATTGATAAACTGAACCCTAAATGGCAAAACTTCTTCAACTCTAGCCTTTGGCTGGTAGTGATCTATTCTTATTCTTTTGACATCAAGGTCTTTGATTTGTGTGTGAGCAAGCCTATGTGTTGTTCTGTAAAACTCTTGTGGTAGTGGGGTTAGGTTTGTTGTCATTAATTTGTTACATCTTCAATGATAACCATTGACCCTTTGGCTACCGTCCAAACTCTGCCCTCTGATAAAAGTTCTGTTAGTTGGATGTCAAAGATGTCTCCCGTCTCAAGAAGTTCTGATTGAGAAGATGTAATGTTTACCGTGAAACTTCCTTCTGTATCTTGAAACTCAATTGGCTGAGGGGATAAAGAAACAATAAGTGCTCCATTACGACGAATGTCCATATCAACTTCCCAGTCATCAAGAAGTAGTGGCTCTCTTGCATCATTAGTTACATAAACACGAAATGCTGCAGAATCTCCACGAACAACAGTCCAACGAATTTCTGGAGGTGCTGCACCTAATGCATAAGAGTCTGTGGGTTGATTTCTAAAGGTAGCCATAATGTTATTATATCACGACAACCCGTCTTTAAGGGCTCCCCAGGTACCGTTACCCTTTGTTTGAACAATTAACATTCCGCCTTCTGCAAGAGTTGCCTGAATTGCAACGACTGCTATATATCTTGCTGGGCCAGTTAATGGACGACCCGCAACAAGGGTTCCAGTATTGTCTACATAAATTTTTGTTCCAGCAGAACCCAAACCTGTTGTATTCATTTGAATAACTCCAGAGACAATAACCAAACCATTAGAATTATTTGGAATATCATTTTTTACTAAACCTAAAATTGGAACATCTGGATTATGAGATACACTTGATGGATTATATTTTTGAATTAATGATTTTCCAGAAAGACTACCACTAATAAAAACTGGGGTACCCTGAGAAATTGCTGTGCCTGTAGTATTTCTAACATCAATATATGCTGCACCATATCCCAGGGGAGGAAGAATATTATTTAAAGCATCAACTAATACTTTAAAATCTCCGTGTACGTTCACGGGATCAGAAGCAATAGGGTATTGCATAGTAGGATAGTTAGATGACGCTTGTGGCATAATCTTTATTATACCACCCTATAAACTTGACTTTTCAATAAATTTCATGTTATACTTGGTAGTAACACCTACCAAGGTGTTATTGTTTTCTAAGGAGGAAACTATGATTAAATTTATCGAAAGAAACAAAGAGATCATTAGCATACTCAGCATACTGACTTTAGTAGCGACTTTGTCAAACGCTGCTAATGCTGAAATACGAATAAGTGACAAAAACAATTTGAGCACAGAACAGGCTCAAGAGCAAGGAAACGCCTCGAAAGAGGTTTTTTTGGTTTCTAAGGCAAAAAGACTAGAGAGTTTTGAGAATAAGACATCTCTGACCGATATTGAACTAAAGCAACTCCTTTCCCTTGTAGGGTTTAAGGGGCAAGATCTTGTAGTGGCTTGGGCCATTGCCAAGAAAGAATCTAATGGTAGGCCTTTGGCATTTAATGGCAACCACAAGACTGGGGACTCCTCTTATGGAATGTTCCAAATTAATATGATTGACAACTTGGGTCCAGACCGTAGGGATAAGTTTGACTTGGACTCTAATGCTGAATTGTTCAATCCCGTCAAAAATGCTGAGATTGCATACTACATGTCTAAGGGCGGAGAAGACTGGTCCTCATGGAAGGGTATTACCCCAAGGACCAAAGAGTGGATGGCTAAATTTCCTAAGTAATATATAAAAATAATGCCCCCTTGGAAAAATCCTTGGGGGTATTTTATTGCACACTTTAAAAGAAACTTCGATAGTTGTCAACTGACAAAACAGTATTTTTTGATAGCAGCCCAGCAGATTGACTAAATGCAGATCTTCCAGTTATTAATACTTTTGCCATCACCATCATAGTAAATGCTGTGTAAGTATCTAAACTATTTAAAATTTCAATACCTAGATAAGCATCTTTAAGTAATTCAAAGTTTAAGGAAATTGTGTCAAAAGAATTGTTTTCGTCTTTGTGCAAATAAGGCTGTCTCCACTTATCTAATTGATTTTGATTTATAGGCTTAAACTTTTTGTTTGAATCTGGAGCATCTGTTAAAATTATTACTCTGTCTGGAACAAAGTTTATTTTCTTTAGAAAGTCTGGTAATTTTTTTAGCATTTCTATATAGACAGACTCATCTACCCATCTTGGATTTTCTGGAATTACATTGCCTCTTCGTATGTGAATAACTACATTGTTTTCAGTTTGTTCTATTGTGCTAAATTCTTTGGCAACTTCTAAAAATGGCCAGGGTCCTGGGGCTATTCCTGCATTTAGATGTAGTTTTTCGTATCCCAGTCCAACCTTTTCAGAAAGAACAAAATTGTCTTGATTAGAAAAATCTATATCTTCCCATGGATTTTTTATTATAGTATTAAATTTATTTATAAATTCAATTTTTTCTTCTTCACTGTGTACTTTGTCAGACTCATGAATTAAGAAATCTGTAATTGGTGTATCTTCAAATAACAAATTATAATATTTTGCATAGGACATTAAGTATAGTTTTCTCCATAATTGTGCTCCAATACCATCTTGAAGAAAAACTTCTTTTACAACTTCTTGCTTATCCATTTATTTGATTCTTGATCCAGTTATAAGTTTTTTCTATTCCATCTTTAAGAGACATGGAATAGTCCCAATCTAACTTATCTCTAACTAAGTCATTATTGGAGTTTCTTCCTCTAACACCCAAAGGACCTGGGATATGCATCTTGCTTAAAGTTTTTTCTTCAACACCACAAGCAATATCTACCAACTGATTAATAGTAACCATTTCCTCAGACCCAATATTAACAGGCCCAGGAAAGTCTGATTCCATAAGCCTTCTTGTTGCCTCTATGCATTCATCTATATATAGGAATGAACGAGTCTGTTCTCCATCCCCCCAAATTTCTATAAAGCCATCTGATTGAATAACTTTTCTGCATATCGCTGCTGGTGCTTTTTCTTTTCCACCATCCCATGTGCCTTCTGGTCCATAAATATTATGATATCTAGCAATTGCTACTGGGATTTTATTATTTCTATTAAATGCCAAGAACATTCTTTCACTAAAAAGTTTTTCCCAACCATACTCACTGTCAGGATCTGCAGGGTATGCATCAGACTCTTTTAACCCAGGATTGTTAACATCTAACTGCTTATAGTCAGGATACATGCATGCAGAACTTGAATAAAATATCTTGGTTTTATTAATTGCATATTTTTCATTAAATCTTGATTGTGCTCTTAAAAGATTAAGGTTTATAAGTGCAGAGTTTTCCATAATTTGAGAATCATTATTTCCAG